CTTAGCCGCTAAAACAGCACCATCGCCTATCGTCACCCCGGACATAATCGTGCAGCCTGAGCCGATCCAGACATCATTCCCGATGATTACATCACCCTTAGTCGCTGGATGTCCGTCACCATGCCAAAGGAATATTTCCTCATTGATATGCCCGAAAGGGTAGGTTGTCACCCAATCCGTCCGATGATTCCCGCCTAAAAATATCTCGACGTTATCGCCAATTGAGCAAAAAGCCCCGATTAAAACGTCAGCCTTTTCGCCCCAATGCCGGACAGTAATGTTTTCCAGCCCGTAGCTGTATCTCATTTTTTCTTATTTCTTGCGGATATAGCGGCTGCTTTAGCCTTAGCGTCTGCCTTAGAACTGGCTCCCCATGCCTTCAGACTCAGGAGCAACCTAGTAGGTTCACCGTTAGGCTTACGTTCTGCTCCCGGCATATTACCCATCCGGGCTAGAAATGAAGCACGACGAGGATTATCGCCAGATTTAACAGGAGGCTTAAGATCAGAGCCGGGATTTGCAGCCTCGTAGGACTTCCTACCCTTCTCATTTAAGCCGCCTTTAGGGTTCTTGCCAGCCTTCTTAGTCCATGCTGCGCCCATTTTTGCCCCGTTTTTGCTTGCCCATAGGAATCTTGATCTCGATTTCTATTTCATTAACACCATTTTTCTTTTTTTCTTTTTCTTCGTCGAGATATTCTTTTAGCAACTCTTTGTCAGATTTCTTTTGACCGTTCTTCATTTTTTCCTCGGCTTGGCTGTCTTAGCTGATTCTTTAAACGCCTGAGCAGTAGGCGCACCTTTAGAACCCGGTTTACGCATTTTCTCGCCAGAACCCTCAGCGATACGTTTCCGTTTAGCAGCAATGTTACTGTAAAGACCTTGTTTCATTTCTTCTTGCCCTTCTTAGCCATTCCAGCCTCGCTCAGAGCAATGGCAATCGCCTGATCCTTGGACTTGACCACCTTGCCACCCTTACCGCTATGCAAAGTACCCTCTTTAAACTCGCCCATGACCTTACCGACCTTCTTTTGAGGCTTAGACATCTTCTTCATACGACCTCCAGATAACCACGTTCAAAGAACAAGCCGATGGTCTTTCTATGAGCTTCTTCCCACATTTCTAACCGCTGCTGCTTGGAAAGATTTTTACCTTGGTCAAGCTCAAAATGGCATAAAAAACAAAGGCTAGCAATCCTAAAATCACTAGCCTTTATACCCTTTCCTTTCCCATCTCGCAACTGATTCGAATGGGCTGCGACTACCGTTCCATCCTCCCTGCCGCAATGCTGACAGGGTAGGTCTCTAGCCTTTTCAAGTAGCTTCTTGTTTCTGTACATTAAAGTTTTTAGCCGGATAATTTACGAAACTCTCACCCTCGTTGCACTCCTCGCAGCAGGTAACGATCTCGCCAGACATATCCCTAGCCCTCGGAACCTCATCCCAATCTACAACCCAACCGCAATACTCACATTGTGCCAAATTGCTATCATCGATCTCGTTCATTGTGTCACCCTATCCATTGTTCGATTAGAAGCCTCCTGAGACCGCCATACGTCGATCCGAGCCTGTGCTGCTATCAACTTCCACCTAAGCTCCTCAGCAGCCTCTACAGCCGCCTGAAGCCCTTTTAGTAAGGCTTGGTACTCTGGATGAGCATAAGCCTGATTCTCCCTGTCAGCGACCGTATTCCCGATAGCCTGTGAAAATAAGATCGCCTTCTTGGATTTCCTAAATTCCTCTAGGTAAGTAACCTCGGCTTTAGCCTTGGCGTAAGCCGTAGAATTCCGGTAGATAAAGTCGATTGAAGCGTGTGGATCAACCTGCATACTGAGCCTCAGTAATGGAAACTCGGATTGCCTCAATCAGCTTCTCAGCGTTCTCAGGCGAGATAGACAGGTTTGCGCTACCGTTGGACAACATCACGTTAATCCAGACGTTCTTGCCAATCGTATCGACGAAAATTGCTGTGTGTTGGGTTATTCCTTCAACTTTCATAATGCCCCCTAAAAACCGGGGTTTCCCCCGGCTGGTTAATTAATAACTAGCAGGTGATGAGATGGTCATCCGGGTATCGAATTCAGGTGAGCTTTGAAACTCTACCAATTTGCTGAAGTCAGCAAACCAATAATGATGATGGCTGACTTTGGCAAGCCAGTGAGTTTCGATGAGCTTGCTGTCGAATTTGTTGGTGTATGTCATCTTGTTCCCCTTAGTCATCCCGCTGTGTGCTGCGGTATGGACGTATCTTGCCAAAGCAATTTCTGAGTGTAAACACATTTATTTCTATCAATAAACACATTGACATAGGTAAACACTATTCCCTGCAAACCTCTTTTACCGCCTTTATCGCGTCGATTACGTTACTGACAACAGTTACCTGTCCTTTCCAACTGTGATGCCATAGCACTTGATCCGGGGTCAACTTGGCTTTCTCATCTCGTTTTATCTCCAGCAGGACGTTTTTACCCTTGTACCCTACGAGAATATCCGGGCATCCTTTCCCTACCGCATGGAGATGCTCGACCTCCATCCCTAAGCGTCTTAGCTCTTTGACGATCTCTACCTGATTGGAATCCACCCGTTTATAAACCACGCCAATCCCCTTTCTTGCCTCGGTTCCCACGTTCCCACTGAGTTCGGCAATCTTTCTCCAGCTTATCCCGCCTATCACCCTTGACCCTGGACAGATAGTCCATTGCCTTGCCCCTGTCCTCTACTCTCCATGCTAAGACTTGGCGCACCTCGCACCTATGCCTATGCTCTAAAACTTCCTCGGTTGTCAAAGTCAATCCTCGCCCCTGTTCTTTCCACAAATTGCTGGCTTAGACTGTCGTACCAAAGTCCGTACCACTCTTGACCGTCACCGTTCCGCTGTTTCTCGCACATTAGGTAGGTATCCGGCTGCGTCTCGTCTATCTGCTCACCCCGGTTCTTAGCGTTTTCCTTCTTCTTGTTGCGCCACACCAAAAAGACGTTATCCACCTGATCCGAGATAGAACCCGATCCCTTTAGGTCGTTCTTGTTCGGCTGAGTCTCGTCAGTCTGCTGCTTGCGGATATGGTGGACTAGATGGACATGGACGTTATGATCTCTAGCCAGTGCCGTTAGCTCGTCGATAAAAGACTTCTGACCGTTGAAGTCATCTTCGTTCTTCACGCACTTCATTAGGCTGTCGATGATGATGTGCTTAACGCCTAGCTCTGTGGCGCAATACCGAGTCATGGCTATCACCTTCTCTGGCGACGTAGTTCCCTGCTGGTCGTAAAGGTACATATTACTACCTAGAAACTTGTCCATCCGGTCAACCATCTTCGTGATGAATCCTGCCCTGTCATGGGTTAGCGGATCATCCAGCGATTCACCGGAGAACTGTCGGAGCATTCGCTGTAACGTCCTCTCTGGCTTCATCTCGAATGACGCTATGCAGACCGACTGATTCTGTTTGACCAAGTGCAAGGCTATCTGACCAGTAATGAGCGACTTACCACCACCGTTAGAACCAGCGTAAACCGTTACCTCGCCCTCACGATAGGCAAAGGAATCGTGCGTCTTAGTCCATGGCATAACAACTTTTGCCTCTACCGTTGTCGATAGGTAGGACTCTTTAACCGACTCTAGCCAATCCCTTGCCTTCCTTACCCGGATCGTCACATCGTTGGCGTGAAGGTACTTTTCAACGTCAATGGTTTCAGATTTCAGGATTCTGGCTTTCCTAGCCTCGTCCAGTTCAATCGCCCTTGCTTCAATGCTCATGTGTTCTTCCCCTTGGTTTCAATTGCACGGTTTAAATACCATATAGCTTTCTGTAAGTCTTGCGTATATGTACCCTTGTGTTCTGCCCTGCTTATGTATTTCACAGCGTTGCCAAGATGAAAATCAAGCCGCTTTGCTTCGATGTAGTCAATAGCCTCAATGCCGCCTGTGTTGTAGTGAGGAGGATTGTTCACCATGTCAGACATAATTCTTTTCCTTAACCTTTGCCAAGAGCATTGTCGAAAACTCGCTAGGCTTTTTCGTTAGGTTCCAAATCGCCTTAATCTCTGCGGTAGATAAGTCTTTCCATCCAGCATCAACGACTTTCCAAATAGCATCAACAACTTCCTCTGGCTCAGGCTCTTTCGGAAACTCAATCAGCGGCTCTCCGGCTAACCTGTCTGCAATGGCTTTCGTCAGTGCATGGTTTGTGTACATAAGCTTTAGAATCTTTAGTAGTTCCTCGGCTTCCTCTCGCGCTAATTCAATCGTCATTGTTTCCCCTAGTTAATGTAACTTACTGCTTCGTTAATTCTGGATACAGCCGTTTTAAGCCGTTTTCTGTCCTCGGCTGATACTTCCCTACCCTCGCTTACGTCAAACGCCGCTATCGACGTAATAAGTGCCTCAAATTGGATTATTTTCAGTAGGTCTGTCGCGTAAAACGGTCTGCGCACTGGTTTATTGAAATGTTGTTCCTTAAGGTAATTGATATTGTTGTCGTTAGGAAATAGGTCTGTCAAGTCCATTCCTACGGCTTCAACGATTTGATGCGCTGAACATCCGGCAAAACACTTGAGCAGGATTCGACCGTCATCTGTTTCCGTTATGGCAAGGCTTGGAGATTTATCGCCATGAGCAGGACAGCAAGCAGTCCAGCGACCTTTAGAGCCGCGCACCTTTTCGAGTTTGTTTAGCAAGTCTCCAATCATCTTAGTCTCCACAAAAACAGGCTATTGATTCCTCATCCATGCCGAAAAAGTCTGTTTGCTTCTGGGCATAGTTCATCATTTCTTTGTAGCTCGGACGGTCTTTCCTGAACCTAGCTCCGTTACCAAAACTCTTGTCGCTTGTCTGAACTAGCGTTTCCATCCTAGCCCACCAGATAGCCCGTTCCGGCTTCTCAGCGATCAAGCTCAATGTCTGACCAGCACCTTTAAGGAAACACAAGTCGCAGTTACCGTGAAGCGTTTTCCCATTGACGTTAGGCAACCCTAAGTCAAAAGGCTGTTCAGACCAGAACTGTCCTACATCTTTTGCCGTTATGCCAGCAGTAACTAGCGGCAATCTCTCCCTAGCGATCTTTGCAACTCGTCTAGGCTCATCAGCCCTAATGCCTACCCAATCCATGCCTTCGTTATGCTTCCATCCTTTACTTTTTAGTAACTTATGAATTGCCTTGATTTTCATTTCGACAGTGCAAAACCTTGTGATTGGGTTTGGCAAATACTTTTTCTTTAGGATTAACTGCTCGAATGGCTCTCCGTTTCTGCTAGCTGTTTCAAACGAAACTTCCTCAAACCCCGGATCATTAGCCCGATACTCAACCCAATGGATCGGAACATTCCAGTTGACGGAGCAATCCCTAACAAACTCTAGTGTCGCTTCTTCCTCTTTCCCGGTATTGGCAAAACATACGATTGCCTCGTTAGGAAGCCCGTTATTGGACTGTAAAACTCGCCACAATAGGTAGGCAGACGTTCTACCACCTGAGAAACTTATGACCGTAGGTTCGTCGATTAGAAATGGGTCTCTCATAGAACCTTTCTCCCCATAAAGTTTTCGTTAGCAACTGTGTTCTTAACCCAATTAGCCTTAAAGCCCTGCCAACCTTGGACACACATTTCTTCCATTGCACGTTCTAACGACCACCCTAATTTACTTGCTTCTTTAGCAATGCCATCAAGCACCGTAACCGTTACTGGAGCTTTCTTAACGTTCCGTAGAGCAATAAAGTCATGCCATACATTTTCAGAAACATTTTCAGGTTTTTCGCTAACGATTTTTTTCTTCTTATCTGTCTCTTCTCTTCTCTTCTCTAGGAGATCATCTTGATATCCGCTTGATATCACGTTGCTAGCATCATGATCCAAATAGTGAGAAAGCTTTGATATACAAGCATTTACGTCACTTTCAGACATTCTTAGCCTAAAAGAGATGGTCTTAATGTCGGGTAAATTGCCATGATCCTCTGACGCTAAAAGCCAGAGCATGA